CTTAAAATCATTAGAATTTTCTCCTAAAACTTTTACTTTTAATCCTCCAGTATTTTCGTTAGAAAATGATTGTCTAGGATCCATGCTTACGTTTTTGGCTTTAGCAACGCTTGTTTTTAAAGCGTCTGCTTTACCTTGCTCGTAAAAATGTTTTGCAACAGCATCAGGGTTCATAGCGGTAAATAAAGACTTATGATAGCCTTTAGCATCTGACATTTCATTATTTTCATTCAAGAACTTCTTGACAAAATTATTAATATCGCTTTGGTTTTCTTTTACTTTATTACTATCTTTAACATTAAACCTATACTTTTTATCACCAACATTATAATCAAAACCTTTAAAGTCTTGGTTAAAAACACTGTTAGTTTTCATCTTAAAAGTATTTGTTTGTTTTTCAAGAACCGCTTCGTTTTCTTTTGATTCTTTGTTATATCTATTAAAAAAATTTACAGCTTTTTGTTGTTCTTGAGTCAACTTTGACCCGGCTTTAATTTCTTCATAGTATTTGGACTTCTGCCCGTCCAGGTGGGCTTTAGCGTTGGCAACTTGCTCTTTTAACGCTATTTTTTTCTTTTTTATTTCTCTTGGTTCATCTTCTTCTTCATCATAAGAAAAAGTATCTTCCATTAAAAAATCTATTTCTTCTGAGTTTAGATGAGGTTTTGTTTGTTTGTAATACTCTTTTAACAAGGTTTGATTATCCATGCTTGAGTAGTCTTGATTTAAACGAACATAATCTTCTAAACTACCACCGGTTTCTTCTATAAAATCTACAACTTTTTGTAAATTCTCAGGTAAAGCTTTACCAGTCTCTTCAGCTTCTATTATTTCTTCTGCTAATTCTTCTGTTTGTTCTTTAACCTCTTCTTCAGTAATTTCTTCTAATACTGGAGCTTCTTGTGTTTCAGTTTCCGGTTGTACTTCTTCTTGTTTTTCTGTGGCATCGGCATTTTCATCGACTCTAGCCACTCCCTCGTCGACAGGGTTATCTTCTTTAGTTTCTTGGTTTTCATTTTCTATTGGTTTATCTAAGTTAACGACATAATCGCCATCCTCGTTAATGTTTGGTTTTTTAGTTTCTTCAACTGTCTCTACAGTTTCAGGTGTAGTTTCTTCAACTACGTTTTCTACGTTTTCTTCCATAATATAATATAATAATAATTAATAATTTTTATCTAGGATCAAATGCACCTAAATCAAATCCGCCTCCTAGTATATCATTACCTGCAGACTCAAAGTTTTTAGGTGGTTTTTCACTTTTTCTTTGATCTATAAGCTCACTTTGCTGTGAGGCTTGTATTCTAGTTCTTTCGTCTTTACGATCTTCTTTTTCTTTTTCTTTACTTTTTGTCATTTCAGTCTCCACGCCTTTAAGCTTCATGTTAAAATTAAACTCTAACTCCATTAGTTGTTTTTTAATTTCAGCTTCTTGAAACATTTTTTGCATATCAAGTTGAGACTTAACCTGTTCAAGCTGCGCGTCTGTTTGAGCTATTGCCTGGTTTTTTTGCATTTCCATTTGAGCAGAAGCTTCTTGAGCTTGTATGTTAGCTTGAGATTGAGCTTGTATGTTTTGCTGTTGTACAAGCTGATCTTTTTCACCTTTTTTTCTTCTACGTAACTTTAAAACTTGATTTGCTACTTTTACATTTTTAATTTCTCTAATATCAATAACATCTTCTAAATCAACGCTACCTTGCTGCAAAGCCATTTGAATATTGTTTTCTAATAAACCTTTTTCTTCTTCATCAGGTGCAAGTTCTATAAATATACCAAAATCATACAAGTGTAGATTTTTCATTTCTTCTAGTGTAGCTACGTTATGACTACCTATTTGTTGTACAAAAGCATCTGCAGTTGGTGAGTATTCTAGTATGTCAGATATTCTTAAAGATAAACATTCTGCAACTTCAGATGTTAAGAACAAACCAGACTGCAATATATGTCTTGTTGCTGTGTTACTGTTTGCAGCGGCTAGTTTTTGCACGCCAACTAAAGAATACTTATCTGGCATACTACCGTCTCTAGCTTCATTTAAACCAGTCACATCTCTAATCATTTGTAAATAATAGTTATACGTTTGAATTAATGACTGCATTTTATTTCCACCAGAACCTGATTGTATTTCTTGTATTGGTACTTTGCCTGGGTTCATATCGCCTTCACTTGTAAACGATCTACCTATAACAGAACCTGTTTGAAAAAACATATTTAAAGCTTCTTGTGGGCTGTAGTTTGTTCCATTACCTAAGTCTATTTCAGCTAAACCATCAGCATCTAAGTAAACACCATCAGGAACCATTCTAGACATTACTTGTTGTAATTTTAAATGTGTAAGCTGTATCATGTCAGCAAAACCTGTTATACGTTTTACTAAACTTTCAATTTTACCTTTGTACATGCGTGGTGCGACTATACTGTAATTCATTTTTACTTTTGTAAAATCACTTTTAGGACGCATCATGTTTTTAGACATTTCCCACTTTAACAGCTTGTCTGTTCCTAAAACTAACGCACCGTCATATAGACACTCAACAGATCTTTGCAGTTTGCCAAAGTTTTCTGCATCTTCTGGTGGATTAAATGTATCGTCTTTTTCAATAGCTTTTTCAGCACCACTACCTGTTTCTTTTACTTTATAAACTTCGTTCATATATGTTTTATAGTTAAAGTATAAAACTTGAATTTTATTAGTATCTTGTTCAGAATAACTATATCCTTGATTGTAGTTAGTTTTGTTTTGGTACTTGTTTTTAACTATCTTCTAAATTTTCTTGAGTTAAATGTGGAAATTGTTTTACAAGCTCGTTAATTGGTATTGTTTTTACTTCACCAACATAATATATATCGTCAAAATATGGAGATTCAGTGTAAGAGTAAACTAAATCAGCTGGGTCAACATAATCAACAGTAACACCTTCAGATGTATTAAAACTACTTTTCAC